AGAAGGTCATCCGGGATCATGATGGGCTTTTGAATGTGGGTGCCCGTGAGGCTCTGGCCGGAGAGTTGGGCGACGTCTTGTGGTATGTAAGCCAAGTGGCGTACCGGCTGGGCCTGGACCTGTCCGTCGTGGCAGATAAGAATCTGCGGAAACTCAAGTCCCGGCAGGAGCGCGGGGTAATCGGAGGGAGTGGGGATGAACGCTGAACCAGGATATCGCATTTTAGCCTCAGTGCTCAATGATGCGCTGAATCAGGCACAACACGGCAAGGGTAAGGAACGCCACGCGGCTGGAGAATCTTTTGATAAGCAGGAGATATGCCAAAACACTAGGGCTGTCGGGTTCGGCTATCCGCTTGGGCAGGCTCGCAAGAAAGCGCGTGAGGCGAAGCGGTTACTGCGGGACAGGGGCAAAGACGCGGCTATTGCTGAATGTCTCGGAGCAATCAATTACCTGGCGGCTGCGGTGATCGTGATGGAGGAACAGGAGCAAGCCGAGACAGACGAGATTTTTGAACGGGCAGCGGCTGAAACCTGGAATCGGGACGATGACATGATCCTCGGCGACCACTCCGAGCGCACGGCGGCGCAGGGCGTGGAGGATACGCTGAGGTTTCGGCAAAACAAGCATGAATACCTAAGGGCAGCTTCCAAAATTTTGGATACACCTCCAAGACAGCCAAGCCTTGCTGGTCTGGTTGATTGGAGTGATGCGCCAGATTGGGCTGTATGTGCTGCCCAGGACAAAAACGGAGATATCTACTTCTTCAGCACAAATGAAGTAATGCTTAATTCGTATCATCCACATAAGTACGAATGGGCCAACATAACCGGACGGGCTGCTTTCTACAAAACAGCTCCACTCGCCCACGACTGGCAAACCCCGCTCAAGCGGACAACGTCCGGAATGAAGATATGTCCACTCTGTGATGGTGATGGTTTGCGGGAGTATTGGACAACAAGGGGTGAGCCTGGACGTGAGAAATTAGTAAAAGAGCATACCACATGCGAATGGTGTAAGAGCAAGAAGCAAGTGCCATATTGGGTTGAATGTACCGCAGATGCGAAAAAGTGGCATGAAGATAACTACCACCACCAATCCTTCACCGACGAAGAACCGCAGTACCTTATGCGCCATATCCCGGTGACGGAGCAGGAGGATGAGGCGTGGGAGAGCAAGGCGCCTAGTGATGTGCCGGGGTGAGAATAAGGAATTAAGCTATGAGTAGAAAGCTGACCAATAAGCAAAAGCTTTTTGTAGAAGAATACTTGGTTGACCTAAACGCGACGCAGGCAGCATTGCGTGCTGGATATAGCAAAAAAATGGCCGGCAGGATCGGTTATCAACTGCTAGAAAAAACTAGAGTCCAAGAGGCGATTCAAAAGGCCATTGAGGACCGCCAAAAAAGGACACAGATAACATCTGACCGTGTGCTTAATGAATTGGCAAGGGTGGGGTTCTCTGATATAAGGGGTGCATTCAACGAACATGGAGCCTTAAAGCGTCCAGAAGACTGGGACGATGCAACGGCTGCCGCTATATCATCCATTGAAGTAGTGACAAAGAATATTGGAGATGGTGAGGTTGAATATGTTCATAAGATAAGATTGTGGGACAAGAAAGGCTCACTTGAGTTGATAGGAAAGCACTTGAAGATGTTTACTGACAAAGTTGAAATAGATTCTGAGCCTCCAGCATTGGTTGTAAATGTCAAGTCAAATAAATCTTGATTTACACGAGAAGCAAGGTAAAGCCTTCCTATCTCCAGCTAGTGAAGTACTTTATGGAGGTGCAGCAGGTGGGGGTAAGTCTCACCTCTTCCGCGTGGCTGCCATATCATGGTGCTATGATATACCAGGGTTGCAGACATATTTTTTCCGCAGGACATATCCCGATCTGTGGAGAAACCACATGGTAGGCGAAGGTTCATTGTTTGCGCTCTTGTCTCCATATATGGACACCAAGCATGTGCAGTACAAGGCAGACAAAAACGCTTTTCAATTTTGGAATGGATCACAGATCATACTAAACCATTGCCAGTACCAGAAGGACGTTTACAATTATCAGGGAGCAGAAATCCACGTTTTGATCATTGATGAGCTTACACAGTGGCCAAAGGATATGTACACATATCTCAGGTCTCGGGTGAGGCTTGGAGGATTGCAGATACCTGACAAGTACAAAGGTTTTTTCCCAAGGATTTTGGCGGGCAGCAATCCAGGCGGGATAGGCCACAACTGGGTTAAAAGCGACTGGATTGACCCGTACCCTCCGTTTGAGGCTTGGACGGCTCCCAGGAAGGAAGGTGGCTTTAAGCGGCAATTTATTCCTGCACTCTTGGAGGATAACCCCACGCTCATAGAAAATGACCCTGGATACGAGGACCGCCTTGAAGGTATGGGCGCACCTCATTTGGTTCAGGCAATGCGCTGGGGCGATTGGGACATAGTGGCAGGCGGCGCACTAGATGATGTTTGGGATAAGGGTAAGCACATCATCGAGCCATTCGAGATACCTAAAGCTTGGCGCGTGGACAGGTCTTTTGATTGGGGTAGCAGTAAGCCGTTTGCTGTGTGCTGGTGGGCTGAGGCTAACGGCGAAGAGGTAAAGTTAAAGGACGGCAGGACATGGGCACCACCAAAAGGGACCATATTTTTAATTGCCGAATACTACGGTTGGAACGGCAATGCCAACGAGGGCTGCAAGATGTTGGCGGTTGATGTGGCCCGGCAGATCAAGGGGTTTGAGGATAAGATGGACCTGCACGTCAAGCCCGGCCCGGCTGACAGTTCCATTTTTGACGCTGAAAACGGTGTATCTATTGCTGACGACATGGCGCGTGTTGGTGTGAAGTGGACAGAATCAAATAAGTCTCCGGGGAGTCGTGTTTCGGGGCTGGAACGGATACGGCAATATTTAAGCAATAGCCTCCAGCATCCAATGGAAAATCCGGGGCTGTTTATATTCAATACATGCAGGCATTTTATTCGGACCGTGCCTGTGTTGCCGAGGGATGATAAAAAGCCTGATGACGTGGATACCGACGCTGAAGATCATATCTATGACGTCACAAGGTATAGGCTAATGGGCAAGAAACGAGACATAAAACCGTTTAGCCCGATGGGTTAAGCAGACAAGGAGTAATAATCATGGCTAAAGATTTAGACAATCAACACCCAGCCCTGGATACCCAGGGGCCAAAGTATCTGGAGTGGGAAGACCTGTATCAGGGCGGCGCCAACATGGAAACCACAGGCAAGGCCAAGCAGTATTTGCCCAGGCACCCATTTGAGACAGCCAAGCAGTATGACATCCGCCTAAATCGGGCAACGTACCGCAATCATGCCGCGCCCATAGTGCAGGTGTTCAGTTCCAGCGTTACCGAGGGAACTATTGACCGGACAATTCCGGCACAGATTGAGGCATTGACTGACGATGTGGACCGCTCCAATACCCCGGCGGACCAGTATTTTAACGACGTGGCAACCAAGGCGGCCGCACGGGGGATACAGTTTGTGGTGGTCGATTCGCCGCAGGGTGAGGCACAGAATTTAGCCGAGGCCCAGGCCCAGGGCATCCGGCCCTACTTCGTACAGATTGAGCCGTGGAATGTGTTGGACTGGGCTTTTGGTGCTGATGGGCGGCTGGACTGGGTCAAGCTGTTCGAGAACGTGGAAATATCCGCTGATCCGTTTGAAGGCCACAAAGACCAGGACCAGTACCGCATCTGGTATCGGGATAAGTGGGAACTGTGGGTCGAATCCGAGAGCGAAAAAGGCGAGACTAAGTTGGAATTGCAGGATGAGGGGTTGAACCCGGTGGGGCAGGTGCCGATTGTGCCGTTTTACTTTGAGCGCAGCCAACCGATGGTTGGAGTAAGCGCCCTGGATGATGTGTCTAGTCTGTGCAAGCGGGTGTTCATGCGGGACAGTGAGCTGGACAAGAATCTGTTTGATAGCGCCGTGGAAATTGCCTGCTTTTTCGGGTTTGAAGAGGATGAAATGGAAGAGTTTGTGCGGTCGTCTAGCAACGGGGCCAGGTCGCAAAGTGCTGAGGCCCGGATTGAGTATGCCGCGCCCACAGGCAGAGCATGGGAGGCGCTTACACGAGCAATAAATGAGGATGAGGAACGTATCAGAGAAATTGCTCTGCGCATGGTCCGGCCCGACAGCAAGCAGGTGGAGAGTGCGGAGAGTAAACGCGAGGATCGCAAGCAGTTAAACTCGCAGCTTGAACGATTTGCCCGGAATTGTGAGGCGGGGGAAGAGCAATGTTGGAAGCTGGCGGCGGCCTGGATGAATGTTCGGGATGCCGAGGTAGATGTCACCTATGATAAGGATTTTAACGAAACCAAGATCAGCGATCAGTTGATGAGGGCTTTTGTGGATATTCGTCGGAATCGTGACCTGAGTCGGGAGACGTTTCTCCGGATGCTTCATCAGTGGGGCTGGATGCCGGAGGACTTTGATGTTGATGCCGAGATTGAACGCCTGGAGTCGGAAAACCGAACTGTGGGCCGTCTTGGGGGGTCTTTATTGACCACTCGTGAGGCCGGAGCGGGAGGGCCGTCTTGATACGGTGCAGGAGGCATTGTCGCTGTTTTTCGAGACGACATTTAGTCATGTGCAGGTAAATCATGGACACCCAAGAGAGGATTGACAAATACATATTCGCCCGGTCCGTCAACTGGCGCTTGCGCCTGGATCGGTGGGAAGATCAGCAACTTGAACAGGTCTTAAAGACCGTGGACCAAGCCCGTGGGGAAATAATATCCGAACTTGACGCGCGAGGCAAGGCCCGGAAGCTGACCGATTGGAACGAAGCCCGGCTTACGTCGTTATTAGGCGAAATGGAAGATATGACGGCGGGTATTAAGCAGCAACTAGGGCAAGACTTAGACGATATTGCCATGACTGCGGCACAGTCCACCATCAAGGAATACAACGACATATTCAGTGTGGACGGGACTATGCCGGGGTTTAACAATGTGGAGCCTAGCCCGGAGCAGTTGCGGGCAATGGTGCAAACCCCGTTTGGTGGCTTGCAGGCCGCCGAGGTAGTCAAAAATGCTTTCGATTACAACTTGATTGACCGGGTGAAGCAGGACATAGACGCCGGGTTGCTCCGGGGTGAGTCGTACCAAAAATTGGTACAACGTGTTGAGCAGAACTGGGGTGGGGCGCGAAACGATGTCATTAGTTTGGTGCGGACGCAGACGCAGGAGATGAACAACCGGGGTGCATGGGCGGTTGCTGACCAGAACCGGGATGTATTGCAGCAAGAATGGGAGTGGTCTGCAATATTGGATAACAGGGCTTGTATCAGGTGTGCGAGTCTGGACGGGCAACGGTTTGATATTGACGACCCCATCCCAATCCCAAGGCATTTATCATGCCGCTGTTGTAGGCGTTACCTGACAAAATCCTACCGCGATCTAGGCGTCAACATAGACGAGATGGAACCGGCCTTGCGTAATTGGGTCTTACGGGACGGGCAGGTGGCAACCGGTGGGGCCGTGGCCGAGACACTGGGCAAGTTCAAGGGCAACTACCGAGATTTCTTTGGTGGTTTGCCATACAAGCGGCAGGTCGAGATTGTGGGCAAGACCAGGGCCGACCTGATCCGCAAGGGCAAGTTGAACTTTGACGATTTGGCCGACGGCCGGGGCCGGGTGTATAAGCTAAACAAAGGCTGGGACGGGCTGAGTAACGAGAAGCAGGAGGACGTGATCTAATGCAGTGCCCCAAGTGTGACGGTGATTCCAGAATACGGAAAACATGGCCGAGTTGTGATAGTTCCATACGACAACGGGAATGCCTAAAGTGTGGCTACCGCTGGACGACTGTGGAAGTAATGCAGGGAACCATTCAATACGTCGTTAAAAGGGAACAGCGTTGCATTTAGTCTAGTCCTGACTATACACAGTTAGCCTTTTTGGGGTATGTTTTAGCCGTCTAAAGACTGTTTTAGGCGGCTATTTTTTTTGTTTAACTACGCGACTTGAGCGGAAATCAAGGAAACTCACGCGACTTGAGCGGAAATCAAGGGGAGTAAATCATGGCAGATGCTACCGATCAGACACAGGAAACGATGGATCAGGACACCGGTGAAGAACAGCAGGGCGAACAAGTGAACCAGGAACAGATTGACAGGGCCGTCAAGAAACGCCTTGAACAGGAGCGCCGGAAATTTGAACGGGAGAAGCAGCAGCTTCTAAAGCAATATGAAAATGTTGACCCGAACGAGTATCAGCAGCTTAAAGAAAAACAAAAGCAAGCTGAGGACGAGAAGCTCCGTAAAGATGGCGAGTTTGAGAAGCTCCGCGAGAAGTGGAGCAAAGAGCGAGAACAGGAGAAACAGAAATACGAGGAAAAGATACAAAACCTCAATAGTCAACTGGATAACCTGTATCTCAAAGAAAAGGTCAAAAATTCTGCACTTCAGGCGGGTGTTGACCCCGCAGATGTTGATGATGTGCTGACCATCACTTGGAACCGATTTCAACGTGATGACGAAGGAAATATTCTTGTTTTGGATCGGGAGGGTGAGACATCGCCACTTACTCCAGAAGATTTTTTTGCCAAGGACTTTAAAGAGGCAAAACCAAAGTTTTATAAACCGGATGTTTTGCCCGGCGGTGGGACTAGCTCTAGCGCTAATAATCCCACACGGGGCAAAACCGTAAGCCGCCAGGACTTTGACAGCATGGACGCTGCCGAAAAGAAGTCCTTTATCGACAAAGGCGGCCAGATAACAGACCAATAACTTTTATGAGGTGTTGAAATGGCAAATACTCTTACAGGACTAATCCCTACTCTTTATGCTGCCCTGGACATTGTGTCCCGCGAACTTGTGGGCCTGATTCCGGCGGTAAGCCGGGATTCCAGTGCAGAGCGCGCGGCCAAGGGCCAGACCGTCAGCTCCCCGGTGGTCCCGGAAGTCTCCACGGAAAGTATCTCCCCCGGTGATAACCCGGCAGATAGTGGGGATATGACCATTGATACTGTGGACATGAGCATCAGCAAGGCCAAGGCTGCTCCGGTCCGGTGGACTGGGGAGGAACAGCGCGGGGTTGCTCTTTATGACCAGGTGCAAACCCACCGTTTTGCCCAGGCCATGCGGGCTTTGGTGAACGAAGTCGAAGCTGACGTTGCAAGTGTATATCCTGGATTTTCCCGCGCTTATGGAACCGCCGGGACTACTCCGTTCGGATCGAACCTGAGCGCTATGGCCGAGGTGCTGAAGATACTCAAGGACAATGGCGCCCCTACGGATGCACTCAAGTGTGTGTTCGATACATCGGCGGGGGCTAATCTCCGCAGTCTGGCACAGCTTACCAACGTGAACCAGGCCGGGACTGACCGGACCTTGCGTGACGGTGTGCTGCTTGACATCCATGGCTTTGAACTCCGGGAATCCGGGCAGATCAAGACCCAGGATAACAGTTCTGAGGGCACTGCGGGCACAACTACCGTAAACGGCAACCACTCCGAAGGTGCAACCACGGTAAGCGTAGCCTCCGCCACCGATGCGGTTACCATCGTAACAGGCAACTTCATCACCATCGGCGACCATAATTACATGGTTATCAATGACAGCAACGTATCTATTGCTTCCGGCGCTAATGGGGACGTGGAAATTGCCGAGCCGGGCCTGATGGAAGATGTGTCCGGCGGAACCAGCGTAACCCAGAATGACAGTAATTTTGTAGCGAATATGGCTTTTGCCCAGAGTGCTGTGCATTTGGTGACCCGCGCCCCGGCCATGCCGCAGGGCGGTGACGCCGCTGACGATGTGATGGAAATTGTGGACCCGGTATCCGGGCTGGCCTTTCAGGTCGCCATGTATCGCCAGTATAGGCGGGTTAAGTACGAAGTCGG